AGCTCTGGCCGAGCTCCTGCTGCTTGAGCCACATGTTCTGGTCGCCCTGGCGCTGCCCCTGCTCGGCCATGAGGCGCTGGATGTCCCGAGCAGAGAGGTTGCTGTAGCCGCCGAGCACGGCCTGGTCACGCGCGGCGCGCTCCTGGATGGCCGAGGCCATAGCCTGTTGCTGGGCCTGCAGGGCCATGTTCTGGCCGGCCCCGGCGCTGGCCATCTGGGCCTGTCGCAGTGCGGCCGGGTTGAAGCGGCCCGGCGCGCTGGCCATCTGCGAGGTGGCGTTCTGGGCAACCTGCTGCTGCCCCTGGCGCATCATCATCTCGCCGAGCGCCGTGGAGTCGAGCGCGCGCCCCTGAATGCCCTGGATGGCGCTGAGAAAGTCGCCTCGGCCGGCGCCCTGTTGAGCTCGAGCGGCGTCGACGTTCTGTGCGTTGATCTGGGCCTCGCCGGGTCCGCGCTGTGCCACCAGCTGTTCCTGGCGGGCCCACTCCGGCAGCGCGTTGGGATCGAACTGGTACGCCCCCGGGTCCGGCGCCCACTGCCTGGTTCCGCTGCCGGTGAGCCACCCCCAGGTACCAGAGTCGGTGTTGCCCTGGCCCTCGTTGTTCGCAAGGAACGCGTCCTGCTGATTCTGCCAGTAGTTGTCGGCCATCACCGAGCCTCCTGCTCCAGGTACGCCTTCACGTGTAGCTGTGAGGCGTTCTTGATCTTGAGGTGGCTGACCCTGCGGCCACGGGCCTGGTCGGGCCAGCAGACCACCGCCATCAGCTTGGCCGGGTCCACGCTGGTCATCTGAGCCACCGTCGTCAGCGCAGCGGCCAGCCGCCCATCGCTGCCAAACCCACCCACGTCGACGCCGTCCAGCGCCGGGTGTTCCTCGAGGTGGATGAGCACCTCGAGCCCGCCGTACTGCAGCATGCGAGACAGGATCCAGTGCATGCGCGCCGGGGCGTGGTGCACTTCGAGGGCATCGACAAGGCTGCCGGCTGGCTGGTAGCAGACCCTGCACACCTTCCCGTCTCGCCGCTCGAGCTGCTTGACCCCGTGCATCGGAGACCAGTCGAGATCTCCGGCGGCGAAGACACGGGGCGGCTTCTGGTCGTACTCCACCCAGACCGACCGGCACCCCGGCATGTCGGCCGCGCCCCTGAGCTCCTCGGAGCCTGACTGCGCCGCATCCTCGCGGGCCAGGCACACCGACAGGTCGATCTGGTCATCGCCCGGGGCAAGCCTGGCCTCGATCACGTACAGCTTCGGCTTCGGGCCCTGGTAGCTTTCGATCAGGCGCTCCATCTCTCTGTCGAGGTCCAGCATCAGCGGATCTCCCTGGCCGGCTCGCGTCGCATGCGCGGCGGACGGCGTCCCACCACGAGCGCCAGCTGTGTGATCGAGTAGGCCTCGGCTGGCGGCGTCGAGCCGTCGTGCGTCTCGTCGAAGATCTCAAGCTGCACCACGCGGCACTTCTGGCGGCGTGGGCCAGCGACCAGCTCGTATCCCTTGCCCGCGTAGCTCGAGGCCAGCCCGCCCCCGTAGTAGGCGCTGAAGTCGAAGGCAGACCCGAACGTGTTGGCGTTGAAGGTGGCCTTGTCCGCAGTGGCCCAGACGGGGTCCAGGTCGAAGCGCGGCCAGCACACGAGCTTGTGCGGCGAGATGTTCTGCCCGACGAGATGGACTCGGTAGAGCCTGCCCTCGGCCCCGCCGTTGACCGGGATCCACCCGGTCACGAGCTTGAGCGCTTGCGCCCCCGAGCCGTCGAGGAAGGTGCTGCGGTTCTCCACCCGGACCGAAGTGGGGCTGTACTTGCGATAGAGCACCCCGTTGCACTCCACGGCGTCCGTCGACTCGTGGTAGGTGAAGGTCGACCACTGGCCGAGCCGGTAGTGATAGACCAGCGCCAGCCCGGCCGTCGTGGTCCAGATGGCGTACTCCAGGTCAGAGATCAGCGCGGCCGCGGACAGCGTCAGGGTGTCGGTGTGGTACTTGACCGGGAAGCCGAACTCCGGCGAGACGGAGAAGTCGGGCTTCATCACAAGCAGGCCACGAGCGCCGAGGAACGCCAGGCCGTCTGGCAGCGCCAGTAGCGTCTTCTGGTTGACGCACCCGAACCCGGTGCAGGCCAGCATCGGTTCCGAGTAGTCCTGCCCGGCTCCCGACTCGGCACGGCCGGTGCCGTAACAGCACCAGACCATCGCCTCCTTGAAGATCACGAGGCGATCCTGGAAGCTGGCCAGGGCGCTGATGTCGCCGCCCTCGTCGGGCACCGTGACGACGAAGTTGTCGTTCCACCCCGGCCCCTCGCCGTCGAGCAGGTAGCGGCTATACCTGATGCTGGTTCTCGGCGCCTCGTCGTCAACGTAGAACAGCCGCGACTGGTGCAGGCACTGCACCGAATGCGGCTGCGGCTGCATGTTCTCCACCTCGGCGTTCGGGGTGTAGGCGATGCCGTTCCAGACCAGGCGCGCCTTGCCAACCAGGGCGCTGTCGGCGACGCCGGCCGTGGCGTCGGTGAAGGTCACGTAGTCGGCCGTGGCGACGTTGTCCGCGTCGGCCGCGCGGTAGAGGATGCTGCCGGCACTCTCGGTCCGGTAGAGGATGACCTTGACCCCGGTCTTGCGAGTGAGCGTGAGGGTCGGAGCCTTGAGGGTGACCTTCTCGCCGGCCGGGGGGGTGTAGGTGATCATCGGGCTGGGGCATGACCGATGGGTCTGGCCCTGCGCGTCCATCACCTCGTAGAGGTAGACCCAGCCGTACTGCCCGGTTCCGAGCAACCCGCCCCCCGCGGAGTGGCTGAGCACCAACCCCTCGGGGTACTGCAGGAACCCTTGCTCGGTGAGCTTCTGTCCATCCCAGGCGTAGGGGTTCGAGTTGGGGATCAGCAGGAGGTTTCCGGCCTCGAGAGTCTTGAGCACCGCCGGAGCGCCGACGGTCATGGTCAGGCGCGCAAAGCCCACGTCCAGGAAGCGCTCACACTTCTTGCCCGAGCCGCGCCACTGGTGCTCATCAACCCCGGTGAAGACCAGCGCGCCGGTGAGGTAGCTGCTGCCCGACGCTACGACCGAGGATAGCCCGCCAAAGGGCAGCTCGTTCCAGGGATTGCCGGGCCCGCCGCGCCCGACCAGCGCCTTGCCCACGATCTCCCCAGCGCCGCGCGCCAGGAAGTAGGCGCTCTGCGCCGCCTGCGCTGCCGGCTCGGTGCCACCCGTGGCGGCCGTGCCTCGGTAGTGCAGCAGCACGTGCGGGTCGGCCGCATTGAAGGCCTTGCTGGCCAGCTTGGCTCGGTGGGCAAACTCGGCAACTCCAGACACGGACCCGGCCCCGCCAGACACGGCCAACGCTGCCGTCTTCGTGTAGGGGTCGTAGCCGGGAGCCCCGTTCCAGCGCTCCTCGGTCCAGTAGAGCACGGCCCTGGACGTCGAGGTGGCCACGCCGGTCAGCACGCTGGTGCTGTAGTTGGTGGCCACCGACGCCACCGTGGTCAGGGAGAAGGGTGGGCTGACCAGCGCCGCGTCGGCGCCGATCGCGTAGAGCGTCGGCGGGGTGGATGACGCCTGAAAGAACACCACGGCCAGGTTGGCCGCCAGCTTGAACAGGCCCACCCTGGTGAGAAAGATCCCGATGTTGATGTACGTGGTAGCGACGTGCGTGCCGTCGAACGTCTTGAGCCAGATGTTCGCGTAGGGGTCCATCAGGGCGATGAGCTGGGTGTTGTTGGCGTCGCCCAGGTTGCACACGTCCAGCGAGTGCAGAGTCGTGTGGGCCGTCACGGTGGACTCGGTCCAGTCGGCCGTGTCACTGATCGCCCCCGACGACGAGACACCGTGGTAGGCCAGCTTGTCCGAGGAGTTGATGTACCAGACGTAGCCCAGCGTCGACTGGCCGATCCTGGGATAGTGCGGGGTCGTGACGGAGCCGTTCTGCAGCGCCTGCTCGTCGAGCTTGAGTCCGGTGGTCACGTCATAGGTCACCGCCGTCTGCACGTACTTCATCGTGCCCGACACGTCCTTGTACTCGGAATAGGCGATGATCAGCACGTTCCCCAGCAGGGCGATGTCGGGGTAGAAGTAAAGCGAGCGCTTCACCGACGAAAGCAGGTCGATGACGATGTCCGCAAAGTAGGGTGTGGCCGCAGCGTCGAAGTTGCCCGAGCTGGCCCCGGCCGCGCCGTCGAAGACCCGCATCGAGCCGTTGCCGATCAGCACGGGACGGTCGCGGTACTTGGACAGGAACGGCTCGGTGTAGCCAGCGTTGGTGATCGAAGTGGTGCCGCACCGCTTGGTGATGGCTCCGACGCGGTCCATGCGGCCGTTCTCGAGACGCATCAGCTCGGTAGCCAGCGCCTTCGGGTCCACCCCGGTCTGCAGGCCCTTGAAAGCCAGCTGGACGGTGTCCTTTTGGAGCGCCATCAGGCCCTGGCCTCGATCTGCGGATAGTAGCGCACCGATGGGAAGCTGGCCCGGCGCCGCGGGCCCGCACTCGCGTGCGCCTCGTTGGTCGAAGTGCAGTAGGTGTTGCAGGAGCCGTCACAGCGGGCCGCACAGCTGCCAGAGCAGTGCCCCGTGCATCCAGACGAGCAGACGGCGGTGCAGCCGCCCGAGCATGCGCCTTGGCAGCTACCAGCGCAGACCGTCGTGCAGCTGCCGGCGCAGGTCCCTGTGCATCCAGACGAGCAGACGGCGGTGCAACTCCCAGCACAGGCCGCAGTGCAGGACGACCCGCACGCCGCAGAGCAGCTACCCGAGCAGGCCGACTTGCAGCTGCCCGTGCATCCGTTGTCGCACTGGCTGATGCAGGACCCGGTGCAGTTCCCGCCGCAGCTCGAAGTGCAGGAGCCGGTGCAGCTCGAGGTGCAGTGCCCCGTGCAGGCCCCGGTGCAGGACGTTCCGCAGCTCGACGTGCAGCCCCCGCCGCACGCCGCGGTGCAGGAGCCCGTGCAGGCGCCAGTGCAGCCTCCGCCGCACGCCGCGGTGCAGGACGCGCCGCACGAAGACAGGCACGAACCAGCGCATGCTCCGCTGCAGTCCCCTGTGCAGGTCCCGCTGCAGGTGCTGGAGCAGTCCACGCAGCCATTCTGCGCGAGCAAGATCCACTCGGTCTCGGAGATGAGCTTGGCCGTGGCGACGTGCCAGGCCGTGGTCATGTCCGAATAGGCCGACTTGTCGACGGTGTCCGGCGGGTTCACCGGCTGGATGCGGATCTTGTGGGTCGAGTCCGAGTAGTTCTTGAAGGTGACGACCTCCCCGATCTTGCTGCGGTCGCCCTTGGGAAGGTGAGCGTACTGGCAGACCCCGTTGCCGTCAGCCGACAGCTTCGTCGGGTCCAGGTTGACCTCGTCCCCGTACTGGGCCGGGACGTGCGGCAGGACCACCACGCCGCCCTCGATGGGCATGCCCAGTCCGCGCGAGGGGGCGGTGGCGTCGGCCTGATCGAGGGCGGTGGAGTGCTCCTTCTGGTCAGCGACCTGCGCCCCCTGGACGGCCTGGGGTCCAAAGGGGGGCCTGCGGCCGATGCCGCCCAGGGGGGCCATGACTAGGTAGGCCTCGGCAGTCGGTCGTGACGCCGCAGCCGGCCCCTCGAGGCGGCCACCATCTGCTTGGGCTCGGCCAGGTCACGCACCCTGGCGCGCCTGCGGATCCGTTGCTCCTGGTACTGCTTCAGGGCCAGGAAGCCGGCCGCCTCCTCCTCCTGAGCCATCGCGCACCAGACGAGCACGGCGTCCACCACGAACTCATCCCACCCGTTGACGCCGTCCATCGAGGTCGGCGAGCCGCCCATGACCAGGTCGGCGAGCACGGGCCAGTACCAGATCCGCAGCCCCCCGGTGGCGCTCCAGGCCGGCGGGGGGGACAGGTAGACGTAGTCACCGACCAGGGAGTAGCGGCATGATTCCCGGCTGGCCGTGGCCGTCTGCTCGTCCAGCAGCTCGTCGAAGGAGATGCGGCTGAGCTTGGCCCACTTGCCGTCCGTCTTGAGGATGTCGACGCGGCGCAGCCCGTAGAGCCCGGTCGGGATCGCGTGCGTCGCCGCGTTGGCCACCACGTTGACCAGCGCCGAGGTGCAGTTCCGGTCCGCATCGCAGTCGATGAGGATGTCCTGCAGCTCGGCGATGGCCAGGTTGACCCAGTCGAGCAGCGTCGCGTCGTCGAGATAGTTGCTGCTCACCTCTCCCCGCGCTCGAATGCGGGCGACCAGCGCGGTGGAGGTGATGGTGCGGGCCATGAGCGGACCTCGACGGCCCCGGGGCCTAGTAGGCGGAGTTCTTCAGGAACAGGGTCATCAGCACCTTGGCGCTGTTGATGTCGGCATCGGAGCCGGCGGCGTGAAAGCCGATCGTGATGTACGGGTCGGTCGCGCTGTCCACGTCCTCGGCGGCGACGTACGGGCTGCTGTCCTGGACGGCCGCCAGGAACGAGATGACGGGGGCTCCGGCCAGGGCATACCAGGTGTCCTTGAGGTGCACCTTGTACCGGCCCTCGGCCGACTTCTCGACGGAGAGAAGGCCATTACCGGAGATGTTGCCGGTCCCGGAGATGGTGCCGTCGGACTGGGTCTCGAAGGACCCGAGGACCACCTTGACCTCATTGCTGAAGGCCTTGAGCTGGTAGGGCGCTGCTCGGTTCATGATGCTCTCCTTGGTCAGTGACCGAGGGGGGCCGGAGTCGCCTGTCCTCCGGCCGCCCGGGCCGCGCCTGTTACGTGTGGTTGTAGAGGGTCACGCAGTTGCCGGGCCCATCGCAGGTCATCTCGATGTAGCCGCCCACGCGCCCCTCGTAGCCGTCGGCCGACGCCTCGCGCAGCATCTTCAGGCCGTCCTCGCTGAGCACGCCCGGGTCCTCGCCGGCGCTCTCCAGGGTGAACCTGTCCAGGTCGAGCACGAAGCCGAAGGTCGGCGGGCACCACACGTCGGAGTAGACCTCGATCGGTCCCTTGTCGCCGTCGATGGCGAAGCCGCGCACACTGACCATCTGGCTCTTGTTGCCGTCGGCCAGGATCGCCGGCCTGCTGACCGGGGTGGCGGTGTAGGTGGTGCTGCCGCGGATCAGCTCCTTGATCTTCCGGAACGTCTCGGGCGGCTCGAAGGCGGCCAGCTTCTCGGCCCCGCACTCGATGGCCAGGCTGCAGGCCTCGATCAGCGCGCTCAGCGGGTCGAGCGTGGAACAGTCCATGGCGATGCCGGCGAGCTTCTGCCGGTCCACGGAGCGGTCGACGCCGTAGTAGCTGCTGGACGGGGCCGGGTCGGTGACCGGGATCCAGTCGAGGATGCCGTGAAGGCACTGGTTCCAGTCGCCCTTGAAGTAGATGTAGTGCGAGGTGGCGGTCACCGTGTTGACGACCGCGCTCATGATCGCGGTGGCCGGGTTGGCCATGCGGTTCATGTTGTTCACGACCAGGGACGCGCCGGCCGTGTCCAGCGCCCCGCCGTCGGCAGCCGAGAAGACGAGCTCGGCATCCTTGTCGACGAGACGGGCGGTGCCGCGGTGCATGAAGGTCATGGTCGTGGCGTTGACCGCGCCGGTGGCGTGGACCTGGCCGATGGCGCCCGTGGTGCTCCGGTAGAGCTGCCACGCGCGGCGCCGGGCCTGGGTCCGATAGCCAGCCCGGACCAGCTTGTCGAGCTGCTCGAAGAACGCCTGCTCGTTGGTCTTGGCCACGCGCAGGGTCATGCCGTCGATGCCGAAGACCGAATAGTCGTGCTTCAGGTCCGACGCGAGCAGCTTGAAGGCCACGCCCTTGATGCCGCCCTTGTTGGCCAGTGCGACCGAGAAGGTGGCGCTGCCCGAGGGGAGCAGCCCGTAGATCAGCGGGATCTTCTTGTACTCCCCGCCGAAGTTGGTGTTCTTGTTGATGAGCTGGTACAGCGGGCTTGCGCTCGCCTCGACCACCTCTTCCTGGACAGCACCTTTCTTGAACTGCCCCTTGAGGAAGTGGGTGATCGTGGAAACAGTTACGTCGGCCATGGTCCTCGGCTCCTGGTAGAAGGTTCCGAGCCGGGTCCCATGGGATGGCGAATGAGGGAGGATTGCGCTTCGCCGGCCGCTGCTATGTGTCTACAGGACCAGTGCGCAACCGGCGGGACGCAATGTCAATGGAATCTTGCGATGGGGTAGCTACCCGCCGAGCACTTTGGCTTCGCGGGCGGCGGCTTTCTTGGCCTGCTCGATGTTGTAGAGCAGCAGCTCCTGCCGAGACATCTTGCTCGTGTCCACGGTGGTACCGTCGTCGCTATCCTTGCCGGTCGGCTGCTTGCCCCGGGCCGGCTTGGCCACACCCCAGAACTTCTCCTTGAGGGTGGGGTGCTCCTTGTAGAGCGGCAGCATGGACTCCCCCTCGGACACCATGGCCTTCTCCACCTCTCCGATGAGACGGTCCATGCTGGCCGGCATGCGCTCGGAGTTGTAGATCTCAAGGGCCTTGGCCAGGAGCCGGTCCGGAGCGCCCTCGCGCCCCGTCGTGGTGCGGACGAAGCGCGCCAGCAGCGGCGCCTTCTCCAGCATGGCCTCGTCCAGCAGATGGCCGCGGTAGAAGTCTCGCGCCGAGCGCCGGTGGCTCTCTTCCTCGGTGCGCCTCAACTCGCCCTCGATCTCGGCCTGCTTGCGCTGCAGCTGCTGCACGTACTCGGGCGGTTCCTCCTTCTTCGGCGTGGCGTCCGCTCCAAAGAGCTTCGTGCCCACCTTGTGCGCGTCGATCCCGAGCTTGGCCAGCGCATCCGGTTCGCCTGACTCGGCGGCTGCCTTGAGAGAGGCGCGCAGCTGCCGCAGCTCGTCCTGGGTCTCGCGGTGCTTGCGGTCGAGCTCCACGTGGCGCTCGCGGGCATGCTGCAGCTCCTTCTCCAGGTCGGACGCGGCCGCACCCGCGATCTTGGCGGCTGCCCCGGCAGCGCCCGCGCCGCCGGCTGCTCCGTCTACGGCTCCGCTACCGGACGCACCCGCGCCGTCTCCGGAACTGCCCCCGCCGCCACCGTCCCCGCCATCGTCGGCACAGCACACGCCGGCTGCCAGTCTCGTCGGGCTCCACAACTTGCGAATCCACATTGCTCGCGACTCCTGTTCGGGTTCAACGGGCGCGGGCTCATCCCGCGTCCGGCATCACGCCTCCGGCTGGGCCCGGCACAGGTCCGGGCGGTGTCATGGCGGGTCGGGCGAACGGACCGGCCCCGGGGCGACTGGGCAGCACGGGCGCTCCGCCGGGCAGCTGGCCTGTCGGCCCGGCCAGGTCTGGACTACCGGCCGCCCCGCCGGCGCCCATGCCCAGGCGCTTCGTCTGCTGCGCCTGTATCTGGGCCTGCATGTCGGCCTGCTCCTCGGCCAGCTTGAGCGCGTTGGCCCTCTTCAGCTCCTTGGCCGACTCGATCCACTCGATGATGGCGGTCAGCCGGTCCTCGGGCGCGCCGTGCATCTGAGCCCAGAGGTAGGTGGACCGCGCCCAGGTGATGCCCAGGTCCAGGTCCATGAGCTCGTCGGGCTCCATGGCCTTGCCCTCGTAGAGGATCTGGTCGAGCATCCACTGGATGTGGTTCAGCGCTGCCAGCCGCACGCTCTGCACCCGATCGATGTCGGGCATGTCCATGAGCTGAGCCCCGAGGTCGGGATCGAGCCAGCCCATGCTGATCCAGTCCTGGATAGTCTGCATGCGCGCCTCGGGCTCGAGGGGCAGGTAGGCGGTCGGGAAGCACTGGATGTGGTAGTCCTCCTCGGGCAGCTCGGCCTTGCTCCAGTCGATGCGCTCGAAGCTGTGGCCGTTCTTGTAGAGGATGGCGATGTCCTTCTTGCCTTCCTCCCGGGCCCGCTTGGCCTTGTCGCGGATGAGTCGCAGCGCGAGGATGGTGACCTTCTCGTGCGCCCTCTCGCGGGTCCGGTCCCGCATGGCTCCGCGACCCGTGGCGATCTCCTTGATGGTGCGCAGAGCCCGGCCGCTCATGTTCCCGTCGGGCCGTTCGGCCTGGGCCTCCATCTGGCTGACGCCGATCTGGTTGTAGCCCTGCGTGGCGAGCAGGAACGGATACTGGATCTGCTGCTGGCTGACCGGGTCGGGGACGGTGTAGCTCGGCGGGGTCGGTCCCGAGTAGGACATTTCCACCGCGTCCTTGTCTGACAGCACGTGCTCGTCGGGAACCTCGCTGCCCACGGGCTTGAAGACGATGAGCTTGCTCGCCCAGTCCATGGCCCGCTGGTTCTTGCCGAGGCTCTCCTTGATCTCAGACTGGAAGGCGCGCAGCTCCTCGGCCGCCCCGATGCCGAAGTACAGTCCCGGGGCCCGCTTCCAGTCCCACTTGACGAGGTCGAAGTCGTCATCGGCCCAGACCTCGTCCGAAATCGTGGCACCCTTGCAGCAGATCACGCGGCGGCCGTCGGGCTTCTCCATGCCGTTCTTGGTCGACCGCCGGGTGGCGATGATGGTCTTGACCAGCGCCTCCGTGGTGGTTCCGCTGCCCACCGGGGCGGCCGCGCCGATGATGGCCTGGCGGGTGACCTCATCCTCGATGTCCCACTTCTCGATGATGACCTCGGCCGAGAGCCACTTGCGCTGGTAGATGGTGCGCGGCTCGCCCCCGACGCAGCTCTGCTCGTCGACCAGGAACTCCGGCGTGAACTGCCACTCGATGGCGATGGGGTCGCCGTCCTCAGACACGCGCACAAAGCCAGAGCCGAAGATCGCCCCGTCGATGAACTGGTAGTCCATCTGGGTGTAACCGTCGACAGCCGCCATGAGACCGTCGATGAACCGCTGCAGCATCCGGGCGCGCTGGGCGAGTGACCAGTTGCCGCCCTGGGTGACGACCTGGATCCTGGTGCGATGCACGCAGTGCCGAGCGTGAGCGCTGTCGATGGCCGAGGCGGTCAGGTTGTAGTTGAGGGGCGGCCGCTCATCGGGCTCCTCGAGCTGCCAGGTCATCTCGCCCGGCTTGAGCCCCTCCATGGGCCGGTCGGTGTAGCTCTGGTAGTAGTCGAGGAAGCGCCGCTCGTTGTGCTGGTTCCGCGCCTCGAGGCGGGCTACCTCGTCGAGGATGTCGCCGTGGGCCTGGTTCTTCTCGGCCTTGTGCCACTTCTTCTCGAGCGAGATGGCTTGCGCCATGGTCCAGGCTCCCGTCAGAAACGGTGAGGCCGGTTCCCATGGGTGGCGTGTCGGGGAAGTCCGCCGGCTGTGCTCTATCTAAGCCGCGCCAAGATCGGCGCAATGTCAATGGCGCGCCTACGCTGCCAGCCTCCATTCCTGGTCCGGCACCCAGAACGCCCCGCCGTACTGGCGCCGCTTCTTCTGCTCCTTGCGCACCTGCTTCAGCCTGGAATCGAACATGCGCTTCTCCTGAGCCGCCAGCCACTCGGGGCTGTTCGGCTCTAGCCGCACCTTCTCGGGCCGGTGCAGGTAGGGGTAACAGTGCCGGAAGGCGTAGAGCAACCCGTCGCTGCAGTGGTTGGAACTGCTGCGCAGGTCCTCTTCCCAGGCACCGTCCTTGCCGTAGCGTCGCTTCAGGCTGGTCAGCTCGCGCACCAGGTGCTCGTTGCAGTCTGGTCCCAGGCCCAGCGGGTTTTCGCCGTCGTCGGCATCCGGCACGTAGACCACCAGGCGCGGTTCCGGGGCGGACAGCTCCGTGTTGAGGGTCCGCACCCAGCCGCGCTTGTCGGTCTTCTCGGCCGGGTTGATGGGCAGGTGGTAACGGCGCGCCAGCTCGATGAGCAGCTGCTCGTTGGCCGGGTCCGCCACGATGGTCAGGCCTGGGTAGCGGTCCAGGAAGTATTTGACCTTCTCCCCGATCTCGTCGTTCGACATCTTGGCCTGCCAGAACGACTCGGGCACCACGACTCTCGCGCTCTCCTCGATGTTGTAGCGGCAGACCACGAACGCCATGCCGGCCGAGTAACCCGTGTCCATGCCGAGCACGTGACGATCGCCGGCCATGGTCTTGCGCAGCTCGTGCACCACGTTGCGCGAGGACAGGAACTCGTAGACGTTGTTCTCGGCGTCGGCGCACCACCGGCCGAGCCACTGACGGATGAACCACGCCATCTCGCGAAATCCGGGCCCGTAGTCGCGCTCGAACTCGACGAGCTGCTGAGCCCACTGCCTGGCCATGTAGGGGTTGTGCTCGACACTGCTTTCAGAGACCAGCCAGCCGGGCTCGCGCAGCTCCAGCTCCGGCCTGGTCACGTCGTAGTAGTAGCCCGAAAGCATGTCCGATGGAGCGCCGGCCATCCACAGCGTGCCGCCGCGGTCGAGCAGGATGGGCTCCACGGCGTCCTTGACGAACCGGCGCAAGTTGGTGCGCCACAGCGCCGCCTCGTCGATGAACACATCGCCGATGTCCGCCCCCGCCCCCTGAATGGTGTCCTGCAGGTCTTCGCGGTCCGCGCCGAACAGAGCAATGCTGGACCCGCACGGCAGGATGGCCTCGAGCGTGGTGGACCGGAGCATCATGCCGAGCTCGTAGTCCTTGTTCAGCTTCTCGAGGACCGGCCACGAAATCCAGCGGGCCGTCTTCTGCGACTTGGCGATGTAGGGATAGCGCGTGTTCGGGTAGCGCTTGCCCTTGCGGGCCGCAGCGCGCAGGAGCAGCTCGGTCTTGCCGGTCCGCCGGCCCCAGAGCAGCGCCTTACGGCGAAACGGATCGTCGAAGGCTCGTTGCTGGTCCTCGAAGAACGCCTCCACCAGCTTGTCGCGGCGGGCGAGTTCCTCCCTGATCGAGAGTTCTTCGCGCCAGGACTCGAGGCGCGGGGGCATCGGTCATCGCCCGCCAGGTGCCGGGCCAGATGACGGCACCCGTCTCGACGCGACTCGAGAGTAGCGGCGGAACCTCGGCAGCGGGCACAGGATGAGACGTGCTCGATCAACGACCAGGCGCAGCAACCGCTCCATCTCGTGCGTGGCCGGCCGGTCCCCCAGCGTTCGTAGTGGCACGTCGTGCGGACCAACCAGGAGATGGTTCTCCATGCGCATGTCGCGGCCCGCTCCGTGGTAGCAGGTCAGCACGTACTCGTTTTTCGCGGCGTCGAAGTTCACCCGGAAGGAAGTGCCAGGGGAAAGCCCCCTGCATAACTCGTTCATCCCGGCCTCGAGGTCCCGCGCGGACAGGCCCATCACAGGTCCACCTTGGGCAGCAGGCGCAGCAGCACGCTGTTCCGGGATGCCTCGGACAGTGGTTGCAGCTCCTCGGGCTTCAGCACCGGCACGCCGCAGATCCGCGCGATGTCGGCGGCGTTCATGGGGCGCACCTCCAGCGTGCCCGCGGCAAGCCGACGACGAAACCGGCGCAGCGGTGCTTGCCGGCTCCGCCTGGAAGCTCGGCTCTTACGGCGGCGGGGGGTCATCGCGGCGCCACCACCAGGTCGCCGGCGTAGATGAACTCCCGGAAGTCGGCGAGTAGCTTCTGTGCTGCCCTCGTGGCGGCGGGGTGAGCCGTTCGCTTTAGGTGCTCCTCCTCGTCCTGTAGCCATCTCATCGAGGCGACCAGCAGCACGACGGCCGCGGCCAGTTGCCGCTCCCGCTTCTCGAGCTGCTTGAACGACGCAGACGCGGTCGAGAAGTCGACGGCCGAGCCCGGCGGCAGACGCTCCTCGACGATGGCCCTGTGGGCAACCATGAGGCGCTGGGCCAGGTCGTCCGTGCACACGTCCTTGTCCAGGATCTCGGCGATCGCCCGGATCTCGTCGAGAGGCAGGAGCGCCATCACAACCTTCCCCTGTCTGCCAGGGCGCAGGGCTCCATCACGACGCCGTAGAGAAACCAGCTGTCAACGGACAGGTCCCGGCGCAGCCGCGGCATGGCCAGGATGCCCGTGATCTTCCTTGGGGCAACCCTCTCCGCAACGGACCTGGCCAGGGCATCGAAGACCGCGGCTGTCAGCGACTCAGCCATCACGACACCGCCACGCCGCAGATCTTCCAGCCCAGGGACAGGTCGGTGGTCCAAGGTCTGGGGCAGACGCACGTTCCCTCGAACCGCTTGGAGCGCGGGTAGGCCACGATGCCGGTCACATCCCCGGACAACAACAGGCTGTCGAACCTCCGTCGGTCGCGGTCGCGAACAAACGCGGTGACGGGAAGACTGGTCTGCGCTGCAGCGAAGGTGGTCACAGCCCCTCCGTCGCCGCATGGTCGGTTCGATGGCACCTCATCGGCGCCTGCCCTTCCTGGGCGGTGGCGCCACAGGGGCCGGCGCGGACGCAGGAGCAGGAGCAGGAGCAGGAGCCACCTCATCGAGCAGGTCCGGCGGGCCGAACACCTTGGGGGGCGTGGTCTGCGCGTCGAGTACGTTGATACCCGAGTCGGCTTCCACCTTGGCCGCGGCCATGGCGACTTCCGTTGCCGGGTCGATGATCATCGGCTTGCCCGTGGCTGGCTCGGGCACGGTCTCCCACAGCGGCTCGCCGGGACCGCACAGGTGCCAGGGCAGAAAGCGCCGGTTGATGACCACGCCGAAGATGGTACCGTGGATCGACTCCACGCCGTTGCTTCCCACCTCGTGCCGCATGCGGCGGTTGACCCCGCGCGCGCCGACTACGGGCTGCGGCTCACCCTCGTTGGGGTCAAACCCGCAGATGGTCTCGATGCTGCGAAAGCGCATGGTGTCTCCCTACTGCAGCGTCTTGAAGCGGCGCGCCCCGGGACGGTGGATGAGCGCCTGGTCCGCCTCGGCCGCGCGCTTGGCCTGGAAGGCATCCACGTACTCGGTGATGGTGTTGCCGACCTTGAACGTCTCACGCTGCAGCCCGCGGACGATGGGCCCGCAGTCGGCCGCATCGAGAATGCCGAACACCTCACCGCTGAGCAAGATCTCGGCGGGCGGGGCTAGGATCAGCACGTGGTCGCCGCGCTTGTAGGGCAGCGGCACCCTGGCTCCGTCGAGAAGCAGCCGGCCTTCGCCGACTGACACCACCTCGCCGACGGGAAGCGTCTGGCGGCCCTCGAGGGGCACGAGCGCTCCAGGGGTGACCTTTCTGGTCATCGGCCGGAACACCACCCAGGTCTCGGTGGCCTCGGGGAAGGCCATCTCCTGCTTGAGCAGCCCCTCGAGCCGCTTCATCTCGGCCAGAAAGGCCTGCTGCTCAGCCGCAGCACGTTCGGCCTGCTGCTCCTCGGTCAACGCCTCGATCTCGGCACTGGCCGGAGCCTGATGCCCGGAGTTTCCCTGCACCTCGTCGCCGCTTACCTGCGTCTTGGTCACGTCACGTCTCCTTGGTTTCTGGGGCCACCGGCTCGAGCACCAACACGTTATCCCCGAGCTCGACGACCTGGAACTTGCACCCCTTGAGGTGGACCATCTCGCCGAGGAAGAAGCGGGCCCGGCGCGCCGCCGTGCCAGGCCTTGCTACCAGGCCCACCTCGGCTTCGTCGTTTGCGTCAGCCCGCTGCAGTTTCTCCTCGGCGCTCTCCTGGCTGGGGTCCACGGGCATCTCGCAGCCCGCGTCGTACTGCTCCCAGAACTTCTCGATCAGGGCGCTGCGCAGCGCCTGGCTGCCGAGGATGCGGTCGGCCTGGTCGGGCGGGAAGCTCTCGCGCACGGCCTGCTCAAACTTGGCTTCGAAGTCTTCTCGTTCGCCCATCGTCACTCAGCCAGGAACGGGTTGAAGGTGGCGTTCCATTTCAGCGCGAGGTGCCGCATCGCCGCAGTGTGCTGGCTGTACCAGATGCGACCTTCGGGCCAGCTCGGGAAGGCAGCGCGCAGCAGCGACGTGGCCACGTGCCAGGGGCGCCCCGCCTTGGTCCGGTAGTCGTCGCGCACGTAGACCATGTGCAGCACCGGGAGCGGCTCTCCCTCTCCGACGAGGTATCCGCAGATGGTGCCAGGATCGGCCCGCAGGTCCCCCGCGGAATCAGGCATCAACGGGCAGGCGACGAGCCCGCGACCGCGCTCGACCAGCCGATCGATGCGGGCGTGGATGCCGGCGCTGAAGTCGTCCCTGCCCACACCAAGGCCGATTCTCTTGGTCTGCCAGCACTGCTGTTCCCATGCCACGCCGATCCAGGACTTGTAGACCAGCGGCAGATCGGCCTCGACCAGGGGACGAACGAAGACCGGGAAGTCGCAGGGCGCGGCGCGGTGGGGCTGTGGCAGCGCCGTCACAGCTTGCCCCCGCGGGCCGCGCAGACCTTGATCCAGGTGCTCACTTGTCACCGTCCTGCTTCTCGCGCAGCTCGACCAGTCTCGCCCTCAGCTCGTCGTCTGACTTCACCTCGACGATGGCGCGGACCGCATCTGCTCTGGCCTCAGCACTGGCCGTGATGTGCGTCGAAGGCAGCGCTCGGAACCGCTCCGGGTGTAGCCGTTCGGCCTTCCACGCCGCTGCCGTCCACTGCGGAGCCTGGAGCATCATCGGCGTGCTGGTCTCCTCGACGAGGTTGCCCTGCTTGTCGTACTTGCGCGTGACCTTGTTCTCGACCACCCCTCGCATGGCCTTCTCGATCACGGCCAGCCAGTTCACCAAAGCCTTGGGGGCTGCGGCCTTTACGGCCTGCGCGAACTGCGCGTATTTGGAGCCGGGGCGCTTCTCCCCAAGCTGGATCCACTGGTAGAAGGTGCGTTCCGCCACGTCCGCCGCCGCCGCGGCCTGCTCGTTGCTGCAGCCGAGCATGATGGCCTGGACGATCTGCTTCTGGGTCTCCGGGGTCAGCTTCGACTTGCGCCCCCCGGCACGTGGGTTAGCCATGGAACGCCTCCACGTACTCCAGCAAGTCGCGCGGCGTCTTCAGGTGCTCCAGGTCGTCATCGGCGATGGTCAGATCGAAGGCCTCCTCCACGGCCAGCACGACGGCCATCAGGTCCCGGCCCTGTTGGGACGCTGACCGGCCGGTCCGCTGCGCGAGAACGGGAGCCGTCCAGACCACAACGTCCGGATCGATGCCGAGGGCAGCACCGATGGTCTCGAGCATCTTGGTTTCGTTCGCCGTCACGTGTTCATCCTGGTTGCGGGAGGCGGAATCGAACCGCCGGTGGCCAGGGTATGGGCGGCCTGGTGCCTTGCCTCTTGGCTATCCCGCTTCAGCCGGCCCCTTCTCCCCGGTTACCTACTTGCCCTTCCCCTTGCCCTTGCCGCCCTTCGGCTTGCCCTTGCCTCCACTGCACGGTTTCTTCGCCATGATCCGGCTCTCCTTTCAGCAGACGGAACAGCGTTGCTCCGTCGATGTAGCGCTGGTCAGCGGGACGACCGATGGCCAGCATGAACTCCTCCGCATGCTTGTCGCTGCGGAAGACCAAGGTGCGGTAATAGCCTGCGTCGGGCTGCTGGCTACGCGATCTGCGCCGCGCCCGGGACCCCAGGCTGTCACTGAAGCCGCCCGGCGCGGTCGGCTCCTCGGACTCGAGCCCGTTGCCTCTGCGCGTGCCGCCCATGTCCTCGAGCTGGGCCACAGCGTCCTTGACCTCGTCGGGCTCCTGGCTCTCATCGAGCACGGACGGGCGCTTGAGGATGGCCGCGATCTGGTCGTCGCTGAACGCCGCTTCCACGTCCATGACAGTGAAGCCGACCGCCTCGAAGTCGATCTCGGTCAGGAGCTCGGCGAGCTTGTTCTGGTCCCAAGTGCCCTGCGCGGCCGGCGAGTTGGCGATGACGTTGGCGCGCTTCTCCTTCTCCAGGTCCCAGTCGACCCCGCGCACGTGCCATTCGTGGCCGAGCCCGCGGATCGTGCCGTGCTCGGCGTCGCTCCACTCCACCTTGCCGTTGCGCGGCAGGTTGCCGATGCGCTGGTGTGCGCCGATCAGGTTGCCGGTACGGTGGTTGAACGTGATGCCCGAGAGGTCGCCGAACTCACGCATGAAGCGCCGGAGCTGCTGGGCTTCGCTCTTCCCGATGGTGCGCGGGTTGTAGGGGGCCGGCTTGAGGTCCGCCACCGTCTCAGGCAGCGCCGGCTTCTCCTCGGGCGTCATCGTCGTCACCAATCATCGCGTGTCGGGTGAATGCGGCTTCGGCCGCGGGGAAGACTCTGAGCACCTTCTGCCAGTCCTCGGGATGATGATCCCTGATCCAGGCCAGGCACTCGACGCGCAGCGGGTTGAAGCCCGCGCTGCGCCGCCCATCCTGCCCCCACCGGTGGATGGGAGCGCTGATACGTTGTGCCTTGAGGTAGGACAACACGTCCTGCGTCGACCAGTCCCAAATCGGATGCAGGCGCTCGTGGGCTAGGTCGTAGCCCTCCGTCTTGCGCAGGTAGAAACGTCGGCTGATGCTGTCGCTCTGCCTATGGCCCCAGGCCGTCCACGAGATGCCGGTTTGCTTGCGCAGGTGATCCTCAACATCGCGCTGCTTCACGTTTCGCAGGTGCAACGCGCGCACCCGGTCCGCGTAGACGCCCTTCTTCAAAATCTCGGCCAGGCTCCAGTGCGGCACCTTGTGCAGCTTGACGCCCATGCGGTCGCAGAGCTTATCGATCGGCTGCTCGACGAAGTCCAGCCCGGGCACGAGCCACATGTAGAACGCTTCCACCCGGGAGAAGGCTGCCTTGCAGAGAGCCAGCGTCGCCAGGCTGTCTTTGCCGCCGCTCAAAGCGACGAGCACGGCCGATCCGACCTGGACCGCGCGGCGCAGCAGCTCTCGGCTGCCTGCCAGGTGGAGTGCCACGCGCGTCACCCTCCGGCACCGCCGGCCGCGGCCAGCTTGGTCACTGAGAGGCGCCGCTTTCGCGAGGATCCGCGGGGTCGAGACCTACCGGTCTTGCCGCGCTTGCCGCGCAGTAGCTGCAGCTTGCGGTTGGCTTCGGAGAAGCGCTCTTTCCACTCCGCTCGCAGCTCTGCCTCGGTGCGGGCCAACGGCCTAGCCTCCGGTGCCGGCCGCGGCCGCGAGCTTCACGATGGCGAGCCGACGCAGACGCGTTGCGTTCCCCACCCCGGTGACCGAGATCCCGGCCTTCTTGCCC